ACGCTCTTCCGATCTATGCGGTTCAAGTAGTCCCAGGTGACGTGATTGTCTTTGATCCAGAAGGATTAAATTTAATTGATAACGAAAGTCAGTCAAGAAAAAAGCCACCGCTTTTAATGGAAGTTGTGAACAGAACAATTGACATTAAAAATGGGTCTGCAAGTTTTGAACTTGTAGCCAGTGGTTTTAATATTGATGCTAGGTTTGGTTTAGTGTCACCGTCATCTAAAATTGTAAACGTCACAGGCCCAAAGACTTTTGTAATTACATTTATTTATGTCGCATCACCGTATGGACCGTCTGAATTTAGAAAATGGAACCGACTAATCAATCCAGCTGTCAGAATTAGAAGACCTGATTTTAGTCAGGTGTTTAATACGGTATTGGTTTCTGCAAATTCAAATACGGTTGAGATTAGAGATGTTCCTCCATTTAGCTTGCAGCCTAATGATATTATGGAATTTTCTGACTATAGTTTTGTTGACACAAAACAACAGCAAAAATTGATTTACGCTTTTGCAACTGATGATGAAAATGATTTTCCAGACGGTGGGAAATATTATGGACTTATTTAAGGGGTATTTATGCCTATTTTACCAAGTATAATTCAAAAGATTTTATCAGAAGAAACAGACGTAGAAAGCCCAATCAGTGAGGCTACATTTCAAAAGTTTGGTTCAACCATTAACGGTTTAGTTGATTTAAATGGCTTTCAGGTTTTTTTAACAAACGGAACCTGGACCGTACCTTCAAATGTTCGTCGGGCAATTGTTTTTGGTGCTGGTGGCGGAGGAAGTGGTGCAAGTGGAAGTGTAACTGGAAACAACGGTGGTGGACAAGGCGGCCAAGGATGTGTTCCATTTTGTCAATTTTTGTATGGATTAAATGATTTTGAAACTTACACTGTAACAATAGGCGCAGGTGGAGTTTCACCAAAATTACCAAGTTTAACTAGTCCAAGCGTAAGCGGAAATCCAGGCGGGAACACGATAATTTCTGGTCCTGCTAAAACTATAACTTTTTATGGTGGAAATGGTGGAACAAACAATATTCGTGGAGTCGGACCAAATGGAACAAGAAATGGCAACATTGGACCTTTTAAATTTAGAACTGGATTTCCTTATACTGAAGGTGGTGGATTAAATAACCCAGACGGTTTTGCAAGTCCGCAAGCTGGTCAAAATAGTGTTTACGCTTTAGGAGGGAGTCCAGGAAATAATGGTGCTGGAGGAACAGGCGGCGGTGCTGGATTTGGCCCTGGTGGTAATGGTGGCGTATTTATTTACGGCCCAAACGCTGCGGCACCTGGATTTTCTGCTGGACCAAATACTTCGGCTGGTGGTGGCGGTGGAACAAGCACTAGTGCATTTGGAAGTATTCCAAACGGTGGAGACGGTGGATCTGGATTTTTAATCGTTATCTGGTAAAAATTTATCAATTATTTTATCGACAACGCCTTCGTTATCGATAACATTACCAATTTCGTATTTGATTAAAAAATCATAACTGCATGAAACTTGCTCTTTTAGGTCATTAATTAAATGCTCTTGTGATTTGTCTAGTAGAATAGTCGTGTTCTGTGGCCTCAGGTTATTTAGTAACGCCATAAGGCCACAGCGTAATGATTTTAATTCACTGTTGGTTTTTAAAACAGTTGCTGCGTATTCGTTGACTGATGTTTTTAAATAACAAGCCGTAAATTCGCCAAATGTTTTTGAAAACGCAGTGATTTTAAACATTATTTTTTAACTGGTTTTGGCTTTTTCTTTGTTTCTTTTGACATTGCTTTTTTAGGCATTTCTAAATCCTCCTTTTCGGTTGATTTATAAATGCTAGTCCATTCGTTATAAATATCAATTAACTTTATTAATTCAATGGACTCGGCTTTTAAAAAAATAAAGTTTTCAAACGTCAATTATTCCTCCACTCGCATCATTTCTTTCGCTCATAAATCGCCTTTAACTTCCCTAAACTCATAGGCAGCCTGATTACGCATTTTTTCAAATGTTTTCACTCATCCCCCACAGTGTTGCGATATAAAGAAAGGGCTTCACGCGCAAATGCCCCTGCGACTAAATCTTTTTCGGCATCAAAATCTGCGTCGTCTTCTGACATCAAAATTATGTTTTTATAAAAGTCTGGGTGCTTTTGCCAGTTGTCCTTGTCTGCGTAAAATTCGAGTACCCTAATTAATTCCTTCACCACTGACGACTTCAAAGCGGCATCCCATCCTGCTTTAAACGATCTAACTCTTGCGTCGGCGTCCTCCAGCGTGTTCATTATTCTATCGGCATACTCTTCAGCTGCCTTGTCGCGTTCGGAATTCATTTGCACCCCTTAATTAGCTCCAAAAGTTTATTAGCAAATTTGCTGTATTCTTTTTCAGCAGCAGCAGCAGCAATAGCAGCATAATCAGCAGCAGCAGAATCAGCAGCAGCACGAGCAGCATAAGCAGCAGTAGCAGCGTCAGCAGCAGCATAAGCAGCAGCAGCAGCAGCAGCAGCATCAGCAGCATAAGCAGCAGAATCAGCATAAGCAGCAGCAGCATAAGCAGCAGCATAAGCAGCAGCATAAGCATCATATGCAGCAGCATAAGCAGCAGCACGAGCATCATAAGCAGCATAAGCATCAGCAGCATAAGCAGCATAAGCAGCAGCAGCACAAGCATCAGCAGCATAAGCAGCAGCAGCACGAGCTTTTTTTAGCGCATCTAAATCCAAAACATCTTTACGAAGTTCAACTAAGACGTTGTCAATAGCTGCCAAAGACCTTTTGTTTTTTGTGTTTGCTCTTGCAGACTCGACAATAAAAATAAGCATCGGTGTTTTGATTTTATTTAAATCTGCGCCAACATTGATTGCATCCAGAAATAGCGACGGAAAGTTTTTGGCCTCATCATTTGATAATCCTTCAAAAATTCTATCCTCTAATAGAGCTAACCATTCGGGCACGCCCAGTTCGGTCTCGTACGCTGAATGTTTATTGCTGTGAATTGTGCAACCAACAGCGCAACCTTTACCGTTCTCCCAGTACTTGCCTTTAATAATTTCATCGGCGGCTTGGTGAGCTAATACTCTATTTAGATATTTCTGTTTTACTTTCTGGTCATTGTGAAATGCTTTCATTCTTTTTCCTTCGCCGCCTTGTCGCGTTCGGAATTCATTTGCAACCCCTAATTAGTTCCAAAAGTTTATTGGCAAATTTGCTGTATTTTTTTTTAGCAGCAGCAGCAGCAGCAACATAAGCAGCAGCATAAGCAGCAGCAGCAGAATCAGCAGCAGCACGAGCAGCATAAGCAGCGTCAGCAGCAGCACGAGCATCATAAGCAGCAGCATCAGCAGCAGCAGTAGCAGCAACATAAGCAGCGTCAGCAGCAGCGTCAGCAGCAGCATCAGCAGCAGCATCAGCAGCATAAACAGCAGCAGCATCAGCATAAGCAGCATAAGCAGCAGCACGAGCATCATAAGCAGCAGCATAAGCAGCAGCAGTAGCAGCAACATAAGCAGCGTCAGCAGCAGCGTCAGCAGCAGCATCAGCAGCATCAGTAGCAGCATAAACAGCAGCAGCAGCATCAGCATAAGCAGCATAAGCAGCATCAGCAGCATAAACAGCAGCAGCAGCACGAGCTTTTTTTAGCGCATCTAAATTCAAAACATCTTTACGAAGTTCAACTAAAACGCCGTCAATAGCTGCCAAAGCACTTTTGTTTTTCGTACTTGCTCTTGCAGACTCGACAATAAAAATAAGCATCGGTATCTTAATTTTATTTAAGTCTGCGCCAACATTGATTGCATCCAGAAATAGTGCTGGAAAAGCTTTGGCCTCATTATTTGGTAAGCCTTCAAAAATTCTATCCTCTAATAGAGCTAACCACTCGGGCACGCCCAGTTCGGTCTCGTATGCTGAATGTTTATTGCTGTGAATTGTACAACCAACAGCGCAACCTTTACCGTTCTCCCAGTACCTGCCTTTGATAATTTCATCGGCGGCTTGGTGATCTAATATTCGGTTTAGATATTTTTGTTTAACTTTTTCGTCATTGTGAAATGCTTTCATGTTTTCCTTAGCCGCCTTGGCGCGTTCTTCTTTACTCATTCCCAAACCTCATAAGGATCTTTTTTGTCAGGCTTGTGATTGATCTGCACCAAACACATAACCCCTACTCCAGCCATAAAGCCGATCCATAACCATAAAAAAATCATTTTACCACCACCGAAAATGTTTCTGTTAAATGAGCACCTTGAACGTGTTCACCGTTTTTAATAACTGCCTTTATTGCGTTTTTATCAGGTTCAATCGTAATTTTTTGCCTTATTAATTTTTCTGGCAACCTTGTTAAATCCGTAACCGTTACTGACTCATTTTTTCTTAATGTAAAAGAGTGTCCTTTGCGGCCTTCCATTTTTAAGATTCCGTTTTCAAGCATAATGGTTTTGGCAATCTCTTTAATTTCGTCTATTGATTTTTCGTATTTTTGTTTTTGTTTTTTTAAATGCTCAATTTCAGCGTCAAGCCAAGTGATTTGATTTTCAGCCATTTTTACAAACGACACACAAGCGTCGATTTTTTGTGACTCCATTTTCACAAGATCGTTTAGTTTTTTATCAAGATCAGCCGAAACGTCTTTTCCCATATCTATGGCTTCTTGGCGTTCGAACATTAGTTGTCGCAACTCGTCGGTAATTTGAATTAAGGTTTTTTCATTCATTGACAGACCCCTTTAATTTGAAATTCACTAGCTTTATATGACATATAAAAAACGAATCGAAAAAGCATTGATGAAATTCTCTAGCCGATCTTTGCCAAAAACACCTAGGAAAAAGAAAAACCAAAACCTAGAAGGACCAGTGGTTTTAGAAATTAAAAAAGGCTTAACCGCAATCGGATTTGATCTAAACATCATTGAGGCCAAAGCCACATATAACGAATCAGCAGGACGATATATATCTGGCCAAGTTGATCCAGGATATCCTGATCTGTCCGGCAATGGCCCAAGCGGTGAGTCTGTTTTTATTGAAGTCAAAGCCAAAGGAAAACGTTCAACGCTTCGGCTAGAACAGTTTTCTTTTTTGAAAAACAAAATTGATAAAGGTTGCTTTGCCATTTGCGCAGACTCTTTGGAATATTGTGTTTTAACTTTTAACGCATGGTTAAAACTGCCAGCGAATTTAAAAAAAGATTTTTTACTTGCAGAACTTCCTGGAAAACACAGGCGACATTTTGAAAACACAAACGGCCCTTTATTTGATTAATTGCTAAGCTCACCGATTTTAGTTTTAATTTGGCTGATAACAAAATCCTCTGCTTTTTGCTTTGATTTAACGCCACGAATACCAATTAAAACAGGAATTGGCTTAGAGGCATGAATGTTTAAAGTTTTTGGCTTTAATGCTTCGTACTCAAGATCGTTAAATCTTTTTTCCAAATTAGCGTGAACACTAAGCTGGGTGATTTGTTTTTCTTTTAAATCAGAAATTGATGACTCAAGGTTTTTAATACTTGCCAAAATAGATTTTATTTCTGATTTTGTTGATTTTAATTCTTTCGACTCTCTGCGCTCATAGGTGATTATTGTCCATAGAAATAGAATCACCGATATCGTTAAAATTGCTATTGTCTTGTCCATCGTCGTCCAGCCTTTCGTTTGATCCTTCGATCTCGATTTCTATTTTTGTCGAATTACACTTAGGGCAAACATCTGCCCACCCCAAGTAAATTTCATAATAATTACAATCGTTGCAATGAATTAGACGTTTCATTATTTAAAATGGCAATTCTTCGTTTAAGTCCATCTTTGGTGGTTCGTCTTGTTTTTTGCTGGCCACTGATTGCTTGAAAATCTTTGCTTGCTCGTTTGTCAAAGCTCGCTCAATCTTTAAATCGGTGTAGGTTTTTTCGTTATATTCGCGGTGTGAAATTTCGCCCTCAAAATATTGTCCAATGATTTTTCCTAAAGCCTCTAGAATTGATCTAGCTACAAGACTAAAATTATGTGGATCTTGACAGTTTTCTTTAGCTGTTTTCCAAACCCCTAGGACTCCAAGCTGCCAGCTGAGCCATTTTCTTGTCGAATCTTTAACGACAAATCTCTGCCAAGCCGCCTGACCAGTGTGAAGTCGATATCTAACCGTAATGACTGGATCTGGTTTTGTTTCGTCAAGTGAACAGTCCTCGACCTTGCAAGCGTATAATCCTTCTGCTGGTGTTTCTGTTTTTTCATCGTCAAAAAATCCCATTGTTTAATTGCTCCCTTTTTTGGTTTTAAATTAATTGGTTTTTGATAGTTCGATTTTTAATTCTTCAGCATTTAGTTCCATCAACTCCGGCAATCGACCTGATCTGTCCCCAGCGTTAACCGTTTCAGTACCCTTTGTGCGCAGCCACCGTTTGCCGTTTAAATCTACATGGATATAAAAAATGTAGTCACAAAGGCCGTGAATGATTTTTTTTGCCGTGTTGTTAAGAGTTGAATCCGTGTAAGTGATTTTTCTATTTCCAAGCTCAAGCTCACTGGTTTTTGAGTGGCTGATAAAAATCACCCCATAACCTTTTTGTGTCAGGTAATTGATCGGAGCCATAAATTCGTCTTTAATAAACTTATATCCTTTACCAAAACCAGCGTCAGACTCGTGCTCAAGGTTATGTTTTTTATTTACATATTTTGCGCACCAATCAAAAAGATTATCGGCAGTGTCAATCGCAAGACATTTAAACTGAGTTTGTTTTGTCATTTCTAAAACACACTGTTTAAAATGTTCCCAAGTCGTTGGATCAGATCCGTCGTCAGTTTGCCATTTGTAGATTTCCAGTTCTTTGTGACCAGCTTCAGTGGCAAAAAATAAAATTCGGTTATCGTCATCGCCCATATTCGACACAAAAGTGGATTTACCGCTTTTTGGCACACCCCAAATTAAATAGGATTTTTTTAAATAGTCGGATTCGCGTTTTGTCTTAGCAATTGGCATTGCCATAGTGAGGTTTCCAGCCTTTCTAGATTTAAATGTATGACCACTATTATTTATTAATATTTAAAAAATCAACATCTATCTGTTCAATCTGCCTAAAATTTCATCAAATTAAGAATTTTTAAGAAAAGTCCCCGTAGCGTGGCTGGAACGACGGCACGGGGACCTAAGGTGTCACGCGTAAGCGTTAACCTTATGTTTATCATTTGCCGCGCATAACAATCAATTTTTTTCGTTGAAATTAGATAAGCAGTTGTTGAATTGTTGAATTATCTGGACGACGGCCTGGCCTGACCTAATCGGCTGTTAAAAAAATATATTTTAAAAACTTAACAACAAGGGGTGTTTTTATGGGCGTATTTGGCGACTGGGCTGAACAATATTACGAAAGCGGACTTTATGTAATGCCATGCGGTGTTTTTAAAGACAAGGCCCCACCGTTTAAAGATTGGACCGAGTTTTGTGAAGTCGCACCAGATGAGCACGTCTTTATGTCCTGGGTTGATAAATATAAAGACGCCAATCAAATAGGTCTTTTACTTGGAAAATCTACAGGCAAAGTCGCTTTTGATTTTGACTACGCCTACGACCACAAAAAAGTGAAAATATCAGAAGAGGAATTTTTTGCCGACAAATTAAAAGTAGAAAAAGAAATTCTAGAATTGTTGCCTCTTTCGATAGTCGGAAAAATAGGAGCTAAAGGCTGGACCAGGTTTTATAAATGGAACCCAAGTCTAGAAAATAAAAAATGCGACAGAAACGGCGTTAGACTTTTTGATTTTCTTTGCTCTGGTAGGCAAACAATTATTCCACCGTCGGTTCACTCTAGAAAAGAAGACGGTTCGCAAATCATTTACAAATGGATGGATGAATCTTTAGACCAAGTAAAAGACCTACCATCTATAAGCATGGACGTTATTGATACAATAGTTTCCCAATATCAAGATCGAAGCTACGCTGGACGACCTAACTTGTCAGATATGTCCAGGCACGAACGAGTCATGTTTTTTATACTTGATGCCCTACGGGTTGACGATGACATCAATCGAATAGCCATGTCGGCAATTAAATACGACGTTTTAGTAAATGAAAAACAGTTTAAACAAAAGCCTTATTTTCTGGACACGGTTCACAATAAATCAAAAGACCCAGTGGAAAATGCGAAATCCTTTGTTTTAAAACTAAAAAAATGGTCAGACAAAAAAAGATCACTAGCCGAATCAGAAGAAAAAAAAGAATTGGATAAACCAACCAATCAGGCGTGGAACCATTTTTTTGAAATATCTTTTGACCAGTTAAAAAAAGACGTTTTCACAGAAGATGTTTTTGTTAAAAGCCACACCAAAAAAATGTGGGAAAATATTTGGAATTTTGAAAATGTCCTTAAAAGCTACGCAAGAGCTAAGAAAATTCCAAAAACCCATGTGCCAGAAGAACTGTCAAGATTTATCTATGAGAAAAAAGACGTGGAGTTTCTTTGCGACATTCCTAAATGGGATGGTCGAGACCGGATAAAAGAAATTTTGTCTTGCGTTAAATCGACTGATTTCACCGCTGATGAAATATCGGACATTTTTAAAAACTGGGGCGTCATTATGTTTTCAAGACTTTATGACTCGTCAGTGCAAAACCGCTGCATCATTTTAAAGGGCAATCAGGGGATAGGTAAAGACACCTTGGTCAGAGCACTGATGGGTGATTTTAAACCTTATTACGACTCAACCACCTTGCCAGGAACACCAAAAGACGTACTAGAAATAGTTTCTAGGCTTTTAATTTGCCACATCGAAGAATTCGATCAGACAAAGCACCTGGATGTGGGTTTTATTAAAAGCCTAATAACCCAGCCGACCAGTTATTTTCGGGAAGCCTACGGACACTCACCGAGTCAAAAACTGATGCGAGCCTCTTTTATCACAACCGCTAATATTGACGACATATTTAGGGACCCAACTGGAAATAGACGCTTTATTGTAGTTTCTATTGATAAAATCCGCCATGAATATTCAAGATCCGACAGCCTTCAGGTCATAGCTCAGTGGAAACACCTGTTTGATAAAGGGGAATGTTGTTATCTAACCAAAGAACTAGAGGCTAAAATCAAAGAAGTTATTGATAAAATGACGCCCACGTCCATAGAAGACGTAATTGTCGACCTTTATTTGTCCAGAATGGAAAACCTTATTGGTAGGGTAGATGCTCGCTACGGTTTTCGTGAAAATCTAAACTCTACTGAAATAATTGAAGTATTGTCCGATATTGCTAAAAAAGCAGGTGTCGGCATCAAACGAGTCCAGTCGGCCATCAAGTTTAAAAAGTATTCGGCCCATACAAGGGAAGGGACCAAATACTACAAAACACCTCAAAAATAAGTGTGATGTTAAGTGTGATCTGAAATTTTTTTTACTATTAACGGATCCTTCACAGACGCTATGCGTTGGCAAAAATTGTCACTTTTTTGACTATGTGTGTCTAGAATGTGACGTCACAAAAAAATTTAAAATCACATTTCCGGTCACAATTTTCTTTAACGAAAACATATAGTTATTAATAATGTGATCTATAATACGGTAAATTTAAAAAAAAAATTATATTTTATATTTATTATTTTTTAAGCTGTTTTAGGGCTTTATATAGTGAATTTTAATCTTAATAGAAAACACCGATCACCGATCACACAAACGGTTCGGTTAACCTTTATTTAATGCATCGCATCTAAATATGGGTTTTATGATTTTAAAAAATAAATCGAATTAAGGCTTTATTTTCAGTTTAAACGGTCGTAGCTGGTTTTTGTGTGTAAACCCATACCCTTAACGGTAGCGTCGATCTAAGCGTCTTTTAGAGCGTTTAAGACGCTATTGGATAGCCTGACCAATAGATGGTTATAGATGGTTAATTGTATTTATAAATGAAGTTGATAAAGTCTTAACCTATGGACTGGGGATCAATTGTTATCGGGTTTTTAATCGCTTTACTCGGTTATTTGGCAAACGAGGTTTTTTCAGGCATAAAAGATGACCTATCGGATCTTAAAAAAAAAAAAACCGCCGCTAACGAACGGTTAATACGCATCGAGTCTAAAGAAGACCAGCTGCAGCTTCAGGTGGATCATCTAAAAAATCAGGCCTTAAATGTTTACGGATCTATCGACACGCTAAAAGACCAGGTTCAGGATATGCACCAAGAAACTAGAGGTGCCCTTAAAATTCACGGCGACGATATAGCACAAACAAAAAACAATTTCGGTCGCGTCCTGGTTATTCTAAAAGGACTGGTGCAGAAAAAATGACTTTTTTCTTCGTTTTTAGCTCTTTCTGAGCTTGCTTCATTACGGCCTGTTTAATCCTCCTTTTGCCAATGCTTTGAATTGCACGATCGGTGTAATTTTCACCTAAAGCGTTTAAAGCAAAAAACTGGACCACGTTAATAAAATCATTCGTTTCGTCGATGCTTATTGCGAAATAGTAAGTCCTCACACGGCTTCGGTACCTACACCGAATCGGACCCTTACTATTTTCTTCGCCTACGGCCTTTTTTAGGTCAGACGATGGATCAGCCTTCTTACCTGGTGGCCGACCTCGTTTTTTTGGTTTATCGAGGTCGGTCATCTCTTTTTCTTTTTCCATAAATTTTTTATTTACTCCCAGCAACAAATCCAATTGCTAAACCACTAGCAAACATCATTAAAAATTGACCGTAAGTCAGTCCGTTTTCTTTACACGGTGGCATCTCAAATTGTTTTTTCTTAAACTCATCGCAAAATAAAATTTCAGCAGATTGTTCGCGATAAATCTTATCAGGCATCAGCACGCCGTCAAAAGGTGCTTTTTCCTGATACCTAAGAATTATCTCCTCGTTTTGGTTTATTGGCTTCGCGTAAACGACGCTCTTGCATAACTCGCACAAGATCAGCAGTTGGCACATTATCAAGACTGCGCTTAGTTTCACAAAGCTCTACCTCGGTGTTTAGTCTAATGTTATCTATTTTTAATTCATTGACTCTTTTTTTGTATCTCTGTTGTCTAATATAAAATAAAACGAGTAAAAGAATTAAAGCTAGAAATATTTTTGTAAGGGTGTTTTCAGCCATGAGTTTAGAAAAACAGTTTGATAAAGCTACGTCAAAAGAAAAGATTGAATGCGCTTTTGATGAAATGGTTTCGGTGCATAAATTGGTTGCTAACCCTAAGAACCCTAATAAACATCCAGACCGTCAAATTGAACTCTTGGCAAAGATCATCGACTATCAGGGACAACGCTCACCCATCGTCGTGTCCTCTCGCTCTGGGTTTATCGTCAAAGGTCACGGACGTCTAGCCGCAATTCAAAAACTAGGTTGGAAAGTAGCCGCCGTCGATTATCAACACTACGAAGACGAAGCTCAAGAATTTGCGGACATGATTGCGGATAATAAAATAGCCGAGCTAGCAGAACACGACGACGAAATGTTTAAACTAGAAGCGTTAAATCTACAGCTTGATGTTTCTGGATTTGATTTAGATTTGTTAGGCGTGCCGGATCTTATTTTAAAAAATATAGAATATGATTTAGACGAAAACCCAGAAAGCGAAAAGCCAATGGAATTTAAAGTTGAAGTTTTGTGCGTAAGCAGCGAAGAAATGACAGCTCTTTGTGAAGAACTAACTGGTCGTGGAATGATTGCAAAGGCTAAGTTTAATGGCTGAGTATGGAATACCTTACATGGGCAGTAAGGATAAAATATGCGAAGAAATTATTCGCATTTTCCCAAAGGCAGACAATTTCTACGATCTTTTTGGTGGTGGGTTTTCAGTCACTCATGCAATGCTTTTAAGGCGCAGAAATCACTTTAAGTATTTTCATTTTAACGAGATAAGTCCTGGGATCTGCGACCTGATAAAAAATGCTATAGCTGGTAAATATAATTACGATGTTTTTAAGCCGCCATTTGTTTCTAGGAATGAGTTTTTTGCTAATTTAGACACTGATCCAATGATTAAAATTATTTGGTCATTTGGTAACAATGGTAGAGGATATATATTTTCAAAAGAAATAGAGCCATACAAAAGATCAATGCATAATTCTATTGTGTTTAATGACTTTGATGAACTTGCTGAAAAGACTTTAGGATTAAAAAAGTTTAATGATGGCTACACTATCTTTCAAAAAAGATTGTTTTTGAGACACAAGATTGAATTCTACAGAAAAACAAAGGTACCAGAATTTCTTTGGCCTTTTTTAAATGAATCAGATTTAAAAATAGTAAAAGCAAATAAAACTGCTGATAATTTTAAGTGTCTACAGCAACTACAGCGGCTACAGCAGCTAGAGCAGCTAGAGCGGCTAGAGCTGCTAGAGCGGCTAGAGCGGATAAATTTTTACACAGCAAGCTATGAAAATGTTCCGATAAAAGAAAATTCAGTTATCTATTGCGACATTCCATACAAAGGAACAGCAGATTATGACGGCGAGTTTAATCACAAGGCATTTTTTGATTGGGCAGATGCTCAAAAAAATCCAGTATTCATAAGCGAATATAATATTGACGATGAAAGATTTAAACTTGTTTTTAAAACACAAAAAAGATCACTTTTTTCTTCAAAAAATAAATATTTAGTAAAAACCGAAAAAGTTTACGGCAATAAAGCAGCCGTTAATGCTTTGGGATTTTAAAAATAATAAAGCAGGAAACTAATGGCAAAAAGAGGCAGACCAGCAATTCAAATTCCTTGGGAAAAACTCGACATGGCCCTAAGTCTTGGGGCAGGTTTAGAATTAGCTGCTGACTTTATTGATGTCAACGCATCAACAATTGAAAAATATGTTCGTAAAGAAAAAGGCTGTTCGTTTAAAGAATACAGAGAAAAAAAACTATCAGGCGTTAGATTAAAATTGATTCAAAAAGCTCAACTTATGGCGATTGAAAAAGACAACGTCACGATGCTTATTTTTTGCCTAAAAAATCTTTGTGGATGGACTGATAAAGTCGAACACGGTTTTGATAAAGATAAACGCACTATTTTATTGAAATACAATCTCAATGAAGAGGATCAACCTGTAGACGTGACGCCACAGAAAGAACTATCGGATGGTCATTCTGAGGATAGGTAAAGATCTTTTTTTTTCTACTAAAATAGTCAGTCAATCACTGATTAAAAAAGCTAACTCTCAGGGGTTTAGCTGCGAGGAGTTTGACGAGGCCTTGCTTCAATTTATTTTTCATCTAGAAACTTGCGAAGAGGCAATTGAGGTTTTTGATGATTTTGACATCTGTCCTGTTTGTGGAGCAACAAGCTCTAAAGGCTTAATGGTTCACAAAAATGCAGACGAGTTTATAAACTAAACATGGAATACTCGACACCACCAATACATGAGTTTGTTCCGCTTCAAAGTCAGCTTGAGATAATTAAACAAGTTAGAAAAATAGACCACAAAAAGGGTACACATGAGTTTTTGCTTTCTGGCTCTGTTGGTAGTTCTAAATCACTTACATTGGCTCATGTTCTTACGACTCATGCGATTATGTACCCAGGTGCTAAAGTTGGCCTCGGAAGGTTGGCTTTGCCGCAGTTAAAGGCGACGTTATGTATGAAAATTAGAGAGCATTTAGAAGGAACTGGAGTTGACTACAAATATCATTATTCTACTGGTGATTTTCAGTTTTCAAACGGCTCAATGATGAAAGCCGTTTCTTGGGCTGATGCTAATTTAGCAAAACTTGGATCAATGGAATTTAGTTGCTTCGGTATTGAGGAGTTAACCGAGACAAAAGAACCTGGTCCTTATGACGTAATTCTTCAAAGAACAAACAGGGTTCCGCACGTTAAAGAGCCATTCGTAATTAGCGCCACCAACCCTGATTCACCATCGCACTGGGCGTATGAAAAACTGATAATGTCAAAAAATCCATTGGTAAAAGTGTTTTATTCAAATACTTTTGACAATCCTTATTTGCCAAAATCTTACATTGAGCAATTAAAGTCTAGACTTGACGAAAAAATGGCTCAGCGAATGATTTACGGTCGTTGGATAGAAATAGCGACCGAGGTTGTTTACTATTCTTATAGCAATGAAAACTTCAGGCCTACTGATTACGAGATTGATTTGCGTTATCCAATTAGAATTCACTATGATTTTAATATTGGTGACGGCAAGCCTTTAAGTGTTGTTTTTAGTCAGTATATTAAAGAAAAAGACGAGTGGCATTTTTTTGACGAAATCATCGTCGACGGCCAAAGAACACTTGACAGCTTAGACGAAGCCGCATCTAGAGGACTTTTAGACCACGATCAGCTTTATTTAATTCACGGTGACGCAACTGGATCTAGTCGTGACACGCGTTCAAAACTTTCGGACTACGAGCAAATTGATAAATTCTTATCTAACTATCAAGTCAAAGGTCGTAAGATGAGGTTTAGGCTAGATGTTCCAAGGTCTAATCCGCCAATCAGGCAAAGGCACAACATCGTTAACGCCTATTGCAAAGACGCAAACGGTCGGCATAAACTCTTTGTGTACAAAAACGCAAAGACTTTAGATAAAGGAATGCGTTTAACTAGACTAAAATCAGGTGGTCAGTATTTGGAAAACGATCAAGACTGGTGGCAACACTGCACAACTGCTTTAGGCTATGGGGTAGTGTTTCAGTATAATTTAAATCTTTACGGCAAAAACACGGCACAAAATTTAAGGACTTACTAACATGACGATTGATTATTTGTCTCAAGGCGAAAGAAAACGAGTTCTAGACGAAATATTAAATAACGAAGAAAATCTAAGGCGAAAAGAAAACAGCCTTATGAGCCTTGAGGTTTACAAAGGCCGTCAACGACCTTTTATTTTAGAAAAACTTCGACAAGAAATGGGACCAAATTCTGTCATTCAGGGTAGAACTATCACGTCAATTAATTTGACTAAAAAAATTATTAAAGAAAAATCAAGCCTTTATCGTAACGAGCCAAAACGTGAGTTTTTAAATGTTAGTGAAGATCAGTTAAGTCATATTTTAAATTTATATAATTATTCGCAAGCTAATTCGAAGCTAAAAAAAACAAACGAGATTTATAAGTTGCAAGACCAGGCGATGCTTCAGGCTGTATTAAAAGACGGAGTGATAGAGCTTCGACCGCTTTATCATCATCATTATGATGTGATTCCAAGTGGCGACAATCCAGAAAAAATGGAATGCGTAATCATGTCATCGTTTGAT